CCCTAGAAGAGAGTGTTAGCGATGGCGGCAAGTCCCCTCTTGAATGTGCGTTTGTTGTCGTGGTGGTGTTTGCCTTGAGTGTGTGCGAGCTTGTTGTTGCCAGGTGTCTTGTAGAAAATGGCCTCGTGCTGAGTGAGCTCGTTGAATGGGATCTCGCCGCGAGAGAAACGAGCGATGAAGGAGAGAAGCACGTCGAAATCAGAAGTCACTCTGGCATTGTTCCAGTGATAAAGTGAGTTGACGATGCACATGTTGTTCCCGGCGTCAATGTCGATCGGCTTCAAAGTTCCGGCAAGAGCGGAAGCGTAGTTGTCGTAATCCTCCTTATTGTTGTAGGCGCGAGAGGTGATCTTGGCAGTGATGCGGGCGAGGTCCAAGGCGACTCCTCGTGGTGAGACGAGGAAGGAGACAAACTGGCCGACTGCAGAAGAGTTGGGTTTGAACTGGAAACCACATTGCTTGTTGTACCTGTTGAGACGTTCCATATTGAATGCGACGTTGGGTCCGCGGGCGAGGGAGTCATCACCCTTGATGTACAATTTGTCGAAATCGGTCATCACATCTAGACAAATCGCTAGATTGAAAAGACAGTTGTCGACAAGGGTGTGAGGTGCGCCAGAGTCTTTCTTGTCATTGACAACAAGAGAGGACTGGGCTGCGCAGATGCGGCGGGTCTTGAGCTGTTCGCAGAAGTATGAAACGAGTTTCGCGGGGCAACCGATGCGGATGAGGGCTCTCTTGAGGATCTCGCGAGTCAAGTTATTCTGGTTGGAATCGAACTTGGTCCAGTCATTGTCGATGTAACGTTCACCCTCGACGGTGTCTTTCTCGAGGATAGCCATGACTTGGACGTCCGACATCTGGGAGAGAATGCGCACGGTCCCCTTGGATTGGTTGACAAGGACTTGCTCGAGGAGTCGGGTCCAGGGTGCCATGATGAGATTGAGCGTCTTTTCCCAGGCAGAGATGCCTTGCCCAGCCTTGTCAGCTTCCAACGGGTCTTTACCGAGCATTGGTTTCTGTTGGGCCTTGAGGAATGATTTGACAAGATTGACAGACTGATCGGTCCAAGAATTGATTTCCTTCAGCTTGGAGATGTCGTGTCCACGTTCTTGCATCTTCTCGATGGCTTCCAGGAAACATTGGTGGTGGGCGTTTTGTGGAAGATCCCAGTTGAAGTGTTCTTCGACGCGATGGAAAAGTTCTTGGGCGAGTGGTTTGCAGGCTTCATCAGGCAGATTCTTGGTGGAATGGGTGAGTCGTTCGAGATTGGTGCGCAGGAGGAGGTGACTTTGGTGCCCTCTGGTGACCATGACACGTTGGGGGGCCTTGAATCTGTACACCTTGTGAGGCTTGGATTCGAACTGCTCTTCATCACCGAGCGCGGCGAGCCTGATGACACCTTTGGCATCTTTCCCGGTTTCCAATTGGGTGGAAGTGACAGAAATTTCCTCGCGAGGCGCCACGGCAGGGTAGTATTTGTCAAGCACCAGGCACGCGGTGCCGACCTCGGATTTACAGAAGGAGTAGGGCGTGACTTTTGGTGCGGTCTCTTCCATGGTCACTCCTTTAGGCATCGGGGCAGCGTCGACGGCTTGGAGATCCACATTAGACTGATCGGCAGAAATGTTGAGCGGGCTCTTGTCATTAATGAAGGTGGTCAGGTCGCCGTTGGGGGAGGAATCCCGGATGAAGAGGTTGGTGGTATGGCGTGTGAGCCCGACGATCAAGTGGTTGGGGCTTTTACGAATCAGTTCCTCTTCGGCGTGGGTACCGGAATAGTGAAGGATGACACTGGAAAAGGTCTGGCCCTGGCATTCATGGACGGTGAAGGCATTCCGGCCAGTGAACTGCTCGATTTGACTTTTACAGAGTTGAGTGAAGCAGACGTTAACTGCCTGGTCGTTCTTGAAATTGGCGTTAACGTGGGTGATGGATGCATTGCGCTTGGAATCCGAGGAGATGCCGGGGTAGGCCGCACGGATGATTGGCAGGGCTGCAATGTCTTGTGGGCACCTCTTGGTCACAGTAATGTGGTGGCGGGGAATTGCAGGAAGAAGAGCTTCCAGCATGGTGACGCCGCGCCAAAGGCCGGAGAAGTCGACGTGTTGGATCTGTTTCGGATCCCCGACGATGAGCACCTGGTGTTCGGCGGCGATGAAATTGATGTAGGCGATCGGGAGGGTGAATGCTTCCTCGATGATAACCAAGGCCCACTTCTGCTTCTTAAGCGCGCGGAGCCCGGTGTGAATGGTGGATGCTTGGGACGGCGCATTGAGTTCCTTCTCGTACTTGTCGGCGAGAGCACGGGTGGGGCAAAGCACGAGCACCGGACCGGATGGGATGGTGGCCGGTATAATTTCGTTGATAATTGTGCCGGTTTTCGCCCCACCAGGGACGCCGGTCAATGCGAACATGTTCTCGAGATGGAGCCGCGATGGTTTGCGGAGAACAAGTTCGTCGTGGGCACTCTTGAGGGCGATTTTGAGAGGTCTGGCTTCGGCCTTCTCGGAACCCTGGAGGCATTCACGCACCAGGATGTCATGTTGTTCTTCGGCGAGATAGACAGGGCCAATGCCCGGATCCATGTTGACGGGCTTATTGAACTTGAGGGCCCAGTCAGGAGCGATGCGACCGAGTGGTGTTTCAGGGGCGGGTTGGTGTTCTTGGGCTTGGATGATCTCGTTCAGGGTCTGTTCAGCCTCAGGGAGGGTCTCGATGTTATACGAGAAGAAGACCTCCTCGTTGAACCCGCACTCCTTGAATGTGTCGTGACGATGGTAATCCTCGAAAAAGGACAGAGTGCACCGATGGAAGAGGTTAGATGTGGACTGGGCTGCTTTGACATCTTTCGCGTGGTGATGGAGGATGTTGAAGGTCTGGCAGATCCAGCCGTA